GGATATTGGTACTGCTGGGATGCAAATAAATTCGAGGATGAGGAGTTCCGCGCCGGAAACTCTATTAAAAATCAACAAGAGCGGTTTAAACAGGTAAAGTCACGTGATCGCATCGCAGTTAAACGTTTGTTAGGGAAAGGAGCATCCGAGATGGCAATCCTTGCGATAGGAATAGTAAAAGACATAGATATCTCCGAATGGAGAATTTATGTCGACTGGATTATTTCTGATATTAAAGATCGTAACGTTCCATTAAAAGGTTGCGCTGCCTCAATTCACGGCCCATTTTTAAAATCAGGAAAAGATGAGGATTGGGTTCAAAAAACATTCTGCCTCTAGATCTAACTATGCGCTCAACGGCCGCTCACGACAGGCGGCAATCGACCATAAGGAAACGGTCTTGAAACCGTCGACTGCAATAGGTCCATGAGTTCGAAATCCATCGCCTCCGCCATTTTTATACGACAAAGCCCCGATTATTCAGGGCTTTGTCGTTTCTGAGGCTTGGGTTTCCTTGCCGCCACTTCCCTGATCGTTTCCGCAACTTTTCGACCACTTCCGCAACCGACCTCACTGAAATCTCCGAGAACCCCACCCTGGGGTTTCTGACTCTTTCCAGGTCGCTCTGCTGATCTTCAAGCTAACGCGATTTCTGCTGCTACGCTGAAATCACCATGGAGGACTCCCGATGCCCAACTCTGACCTACTCCCTTCCCTGCTGTATAAAATCAACGAAAATCAACTCGCCCTTGAGGCTGCCATCCTAGAACTTTCAAACTGGGTGGAGATGCGTGGATCGGCCGATGTCGCCGACAACGTCCGCGGCGCCCTAGACACGATCGACCGCAATGAGGAATTCATCAAGATGACACTCGCGGTGATGATGACGCGGGAGTGACTGCTTTCTGCCTAGGCTGTGTGAAAATGCATACGCCGCTATCAGTCGCCCCAAGTGATCGGCAACGTTGTACTTCGGTTCCCTGGGGCGTTGGCGAGGCGGCATGGCTCGGTGCTTTTTGGAGACCTTACGCCGTATTCAGCGACTTATGCAGTACAATGCAATGTTAAGTGCCTGCAATATCTGTATTTGGCACTGCATTGTTTAAAAAAAATGGTGTATGGTTTGCTGCATTTAAACCACCACTATGCACTGTACCAAGATCCTCTGGAGTTACATCTGTAGTAGGCCAGATTTTATTATGACCAATAAACCTATCTAAATCGAGCTTATTTAACTCTGTGAATAGGTAATCCTGCGACTCCCCTCGACTAACTCCGGAAGCCCAATATGAGAAAGAGCTAGCTATAATGTCGGATACCTGCAATTGTAAATACTGATCTGAACTTGAAAAGTTTAACGACTTCCCCTTTAGAGGAAGATTAAATTTTCTGCGATCGTAGCCTAGCTCCATTTCGTCCTGCGTCCAGTCCATAAATAGAGAAAACAAAAGCCTTTCTTTTTCGATACTGTGAGAGTCATCGTGGATAATATGGAAACCCTTAGGGTATGCGCTGCCCCATAAGACGCAATGGCTGAAAAATGCTGGAATAGAAGGATCCAAAGAGGACTTATCAATACCTTCAAGCGCATCATGAATGCAATTCTTAGTACTCAAAATAAGATCAACACTTTCTTTGAATCTATCGGAAGAAGATGATTCTTTCACCTTCACAACATCGGCATAAAAATTATCGATGTGCTCCTGCTCTTGCTCACGAATCATTACAACAAAAGACCTGTACATATCCTGCACTAAATTTGCATCACAGTATGTCGGCAAGCAGTAATAGAGCATATTCGATAAGGCTATATTTCTCCCGTTTAGATAAAGGTCTTTACCCATCAAATGCATCATATGTTCAATAAGTATATCTACGATTTTTGTAGTTATCATGAACTCCTTTAAAAAGATGTTAATCTTTACATTCTTAGCATCTACTAACTTACTTTTCATGAGCCTTACAATGCCGTCCTGGCCAGACTTCCTGCGTCGGAGATTCTTGAAGTGAGCCTCATGAGGAGACTTAGAGTCAACGAGATTAAGAAGCTGTTGAGCTTCTTCATTTGAAAACATACAGCTAGCTAAAGTAAACACCGGCTGATTAGGGTCAAGAAGATTTGACCCTGTATTTCCTGACTCATCAAAGTAGATTGTTGGAATTTTTTGCTTTTCTCGCAAATCCATCGCCTTTTGCTGATTAACTTTTCTCTTTTTTGCAGCTTTTTTTGCATCACTCTTCGCTTTACTATTTCTGCTCATACTTACCCCAGTACTCAGCTCTAAATAATCCGAAAGTTTGTTGATACGTATACATGGGCATTGTGGACAACCTTAGTTATTCTCTCATCTACCCTTGGCTACAATCCGTCGGGCGATCACTCAATACGAAGAGAAAACTATTAGGTGAGTAGTTACTTCCTATGAATTTCGCTAGACCACTTTACACCAACCACATTCTCTATCGCTGCTTGTTTTTTTGCCGAGTAATCAGCACCCGACTTAGTCGACAGGATCACTGCATTAAGCATTTCGGTATTGCTCGAGTTCAGCTAGCAACGTAGATAGATCCGTAGGAATTTCCACCACACTAAACTCGTCGATAATTCTGAAGTCAGTGAGTGTCACGGAATAATGCAAAGAAACGTAGGAACGAAACTCTCTTAGGACATCTTTCCCACCGATGATTTCCATACGAGATTCTAAGCTTCGCCACTTCGTACTGAAGGAGTTCAGCGCTTCAGAGCTCAAGGTAGCAATGTCCTTACCCGAAGGTTTATGGAATTCAATGTATTTACCCACATACTGACCTTGTAAGGTTATCTGAAATCGACTTGTGATATCTTCAAGTATTAGATTGACATCCACTTCAATCGAGCTACCCCCATCCCGGCGTGTCCGCTCCGCCACTGCCTTGTTAAGACAACGGCCTAATACAGAAGGAACCAACAGATAATTCTCAATTTCTTTACGGCGGTGCACGTGGGCATACGTCAAATCAGCCTTAAGCTCCTGCTCAACCTGGGTAATCTCATCCTCACACCAAAAATCACGGTCATAAATTGCAGCAATTTTTATTTCGGAGCCCAAGGTGTTTTTCAGCCCCCATGCCAACGCTTGAACTTTTGGCCAAGAACTATAACCTTCTGACACCAACTGGGTTATGTCATTGCCAGCCGAAAGCTCTGTATATTTAAGCTTTTTGGCAAAGCGACGGAGAATTTTATAATCGATCGTACCTTCCGAAAACAATATTCGCTTGTTTCTTGCCAACTGAGTCAAAGTGATATTCTGAATGGAACCAAGCGCATTGAGTGCCTGTTGCACACCTTCAATATCTTTGACTCGTTTAGCGGATTTTTTTGCTTTGTCGACAATTAAAATTTCCGACGGATCAGCCTCCCCCATGATTTCCGTGGAGTGCGTCGCAATTAAAAATTCGTTGGCATGATCGCGAAGTATGGCCAGTAACTGTCGCTGTAAATCCGGATGAAGGTAAACTTCAGGCTCGTCAATCACTGTAAAGCTATATGCCTTCGAGCGTGATAGATGGGTTAGTAACTGACACCATATTTGAAAGCCGAATCCAGCCCAAAACACCTCGCGATCCATTCGATTTTCTTTGCAAAACATTGCCAAGCTACGCGAAGACAAATCACATTCTGGCCGACTAATCGACATACCAGGCCAACTGTTTTCAATCATACTGCAAAAATTATCAAATCCTGATGGATTCTGTAGCCAGAAATTCCTGAAGTGTCGACATGCTCTGGGCGTTCCGAGGGACCTACGCACAGTCTCTTCTGTGACCATAGGCTCTTCATGCTCAAGCGGTCCAAGCACAGGGACAACCTGTACAGAGAAGGGAAAAGCTTTTTTAAAAGCAGCTGGGGTCTTAATGTGACTTCCCGAACAATCCCAGGTGAGATTGCACCCGCCATCCTCTGGAAAACTAAGTATTAGCTTATTGTTATTGGAAAATCTGAATTCAATTTTTGTCTCGGAAAATTCATAGTCCGTATGAACGTTTTCGAGGCTAACTGGTAGTCCACCGACCGGAACTTTGTGACCGAGTATTTTGCGACCTTCGAAATAAATATATTCCGGCTTTCGGCTGTAGCCAGCTCGAAGCGCCGCTTCTAAAATACGAAACGCACTAATTACTGTCGACTTACCGGCATTATTTGGCCCAACTAAAATATTACATTGATCAAGCGATAAAGAGTACGACTTTAGCGCCTTAAAATTATTAAACCTTACTGATGTTATTGTAATCAATTACACCACCATATTCCTAGCTAATTATTACAACCAGCTTCGGCCGCGCCCCACCCAACCTATAAAGAATCACCCAGCGACCTGTTAATTATAGATCAGCCAAGCGCCGCATCAAATCGCGATATTCATTTACAAACTTATCGACTGTGGACTCGAGATTGTAAAAATGCCCAGAATCGATACCCTCCTGTTCATCCAAATGGAGCGCTCTGCGAATTCGCTTTATCTCGCCGACATCGATGATAAAGTTATGCTTGGGGTAGCCCGTTCTAACCGAACAACCATTGCGATTGATTTTTATGTAATTTTTATATGGATTATCAAAGCTGCAATCAAATAGCTCCAGTTGCCGTTTCAGCTCCTTGAACGGCATAGCATTATCACCAATTTTTTTTGCCCGTAGGCGTTTGCGTAACCAGCTTGCAATGGCTTGAACTTCCGAGTCCGAGGTACGCTCTCCTAATACTGGTACTTCATGTGCCGCTACAGAGCGAGCTAATTCGTACAGGTCGTCTTCTGTCGTATTGGTTAGGTAGTATTTATTCTTTTCGATGATAGCTAACATTGATAACAATGCAGTGCGCTTATTTCCGTTCTCAAAGGCATGGCTCATCGCAATCCCAAAAAAAACATTCGCCGCGATTTCTTCAATGGTGGAGTACTTGAAGATGCCGCCGAACGATGTGAATTGTCGGTAGACCCCAGACTGAAACTTACTCAAATGCAAAGGCTCTACTTGGCCAAAAGCATCACGCGTTGCGATTTGGAGAAGCGACATCCTACGTCGTACCACCAAACCGTCCTCTTCTGAAAGGCGTACTAATTGGGACATATAAATTCCTTTTTATGAGGAGGGGGGAGGTGTCGTTATGCCACTAACACATCAATCCTACAACGGCTATAGCGTTTTCGCTCCTAAATTTCTCCCAGGAAACAAGTTGACGATCTTGGAGCTTCCCCCCCACTCATGCATTCAAGATCAACGAAACCAGCTCGCTTGGCGAGGTCAACAAAACTCTCTGCCTTCTTCAGTTTGATCAGCACGAAGACTGCTCGATGAACGCTGGCAACGGCAAAAAACTGAGATTTGGTCTAGCTGAAGACACGCGAGTAGACCTGGAGCGCATGAAATACAACAAGGCACCGCCAGCAAAGACTTCAACGTAGCACTCGTGAGATGGGAGAGAGGAATAAGGCGGTCGGCCAGGCAGCGTATGCCGCCCATCGAAGGGATGATGGGAGTAGACATTGACAGCAAAACCTTTACTGTACGAATAAACAGGTTCCAGGCTCGCCGCGCTTCATGCAATGAGTAAGAGTTTTGGTTGGACTTGCAGAGACAATCTGCGGAGACGGCGGTCGTGTTGGATGTTGACGCGTCCAACACGACCGCTCTTTTACTTTGGTGTTGATACTTCTTTGGCGTAGGCCTGACAGGCCGCCAAGGCGATCAGTCCTTGGTTGCCGGCATCGGTGATACCGATAATTCGTTGAGCATGCGCTGGGTCAAGTTGGGCTCTTGTGGGGCCATAAACCACGCGGCCGGTGGCGGTGGTGGCTGGCATTGTGCTTTTGTCGCTGAAAGCGGTGGCATCGAGTAGGACTGACAAGCGCAGATCAGCAGTGGCAAGGCGGTCGCGCAGGCGACTTTGATCACGTTGGGCATCACTCAAGACTCGGTAATTGGTTTGTTCACTGGCGGAAAGCCGCTGCTCCAGGGCCAAATGTTTGTCCTGTTCGGCACGCTGTTGCGAGGCCGAGGCCAGGGTCAATTGGTTGAGGGTCTCGGCGTGCAGCCGGGTCTGGTCGGCGACTTGCTTACCGTAGCGCCAAGCCTGGACCTGCCAGGCCGACGTGGCAGCGCCACCCGCGACGGCAACCAGTAGGCTGCCGACTACCAACATTCGATACGGCGCCGGGATCAGGTCGATGAGACGCATAACACCGCCCTAGCCCGCTCCCACAGCTGCAGTCGATCCGCCAGGCCATTGAGGCCGCCGTTGATCTTGCGGGTGATTGCCTCGAACTCGCTCCGATCGGCGAGAGCGTTCAATTCACGTACCCACCAGAACCACGCGGCGGACTCGGCCGACCATTGCGGCAGTTCGAGCAACTCAGGGGTACGCAGCAGGCGCTCATCACCGAACAGCGCCAAGCTGCAGCGCAGGTAGTTGCTGTGGCCGGTGATCTGGATCAGGCCGCGACCGCGATAGCGCTGGCCATCTCCATCCGCTTCCGGGGTATTGCCCAGCCTCACTGCCAGATTGCCGGTGTCGTATTTGCTGAGGTATTGATCACCGCCCAGCTCGCGCACGTACTGCAAATGACCGGACTCGTGCCCGACCTGGGCGAGGAACGCGGCCTGGCGTTTCGGCGTATTGATTTGCCGGTGGACCATGGCTGTGTTTAACACGGATACAAAAACGCCCGCTTGGCGGCGGGCGTTGGGCATGATGCGCTGTAGTTGTTGCTCGGTTAACGGCATTCGCTTGCTCCTATTTTCTGTGACGGAGGACGCTGCTATTGATCCAGCTGAACGACCTTCAGATCTTGTGGTTGTTTTTTCTTCCTGCCTTTGGCTTTGGCTTTGCCCTGCTTGCCGCCGTTGCACTCCACCGTGGTCGACCAGCCGGACTGGGTGTAAACCTGTTCGACCGAGTCCGTCAGGTACTCACCGTCGAGCCCGTCCTTGAAGCCCTGGGCGTTGATCGACCGTTCGGCGAAGATGTCCGTACGTCCGGGCATCTCCAGACGCACACCGGCACCGGAGCGATTGAACGCGGCCAAGCGGGCCTTGGCCGCCGCCTCGGCAGCGGTTTTGTTGGGGTAGATATGCCGGTCGGTATGCACCGCCGGCAAGCCATCCGGTACGTCATCGTTGTCCAGGGAGACCACCACCAGCTTCCCGTTTTTCTTGTCCTGGTGTTTGGTCGCCACAGCCTTGTGCGCATTGCGATCGCCCAGACGAAACTGCCAGCGACTCACATCGCTGCGCGTCAAAGTGATAACACCGAGGGCTTTGCCGCTTGCGCTCTGGCCACCCTCGCGCGGCATCACCAGCAGCTTGCCCTCGGCCACCTTGGCGGTGCAGTCGTACTGTTTGGCCAGCCGAGTGAGGAAATTGAAATCGGACTCGTTGAGCTGATCCGCCCGGACCACCTTGGTCGACACCGGACACACCGGTTGCCAGCCGTTGCGCGCTGCAACGTCGGTCACGATGCTCGACAGCGGCACGTTTTCCCAGCTGCCACTGCGGATGGTCTTGCCGGTACCGCGCATGTCACTGGCCTTGCCTTTGATCACCAGCGTGTCCGGCGGTCCCGAAACCTCGACCTCGTCGACCACGTAACGGCCCATGCGGGCCAGCGACGTTTCCGCGTAGCCGAGGTAGACCTCGATGGCACTGCCGCGTGACGGCAAGGTCACCTGGCCATCGCGATCGTCGATGCGCAATTCGAACTCATCGGACTCCATCCCGGGCTTGTCCACGGTGCGCAGCTGGAGCAGCCGATCATTGATCAGGGCCGTGATGTCGGCGCCATTGGCGACGATGCGAAACCTGGGAGTCATGGAAATTTTCCAAAAAAAACCCGCACAGGGCGGGTATGAAAGTAAGGAGCTTGAGTTATCAAGCGGCTCGAGTGTAGACCATCAATCCCAGAGCGTGACCTGCTCCTGTACAGGCGCCGCCAACTCCGGCAGCGTGATCACCACGCCGGCCCGGTAGGGTTGCGGCTCATCGGCCAAGCCCTGATTGGCATCCAGCACTGCTTCGACACTGCCCACCAGGTGGCCATAGAAGTTATGGCAGATGGTGTCCAGCAGATCCCCGTCAGACGTTCTGCATGTCGTCGCCATAGCGCACAAACTCCAGAGTGAACCCTTGTTTACGCGGAATCCCGCCGTGCATCAGTGCGCCCTGCTCTTCCGAGATGTTCTTCAAGCACCAGGTACCCATGACATCGCCGTAGCCTGTGGTCAGGGTTAACGGCTTCAGTTGAGCGCCAATACTGCGCAAGGTGTCGAGTTGCTTCAGCCCCCCTTTGAAGCCCGGATAAATCGTGCCCTTCAGGGTGATTTTTTCCTCTCCGATGCCCACCGCCTGCTGCGCCGGCCGCCGCGACAGGCGCTCTTGCGAGGCCCAACGAAACTCGGTGGAGCGCGTCAGCTCGTCGAAGGCCGCCGTGTCCAAGTTGAAGTAGTACGGTTGTGCCTTGGGATCCTGCGGCTGAATGATCAACAGGTGCGGAAATGGCTTCACCGCTTCCGGCGCCGGTGTGGCGTCGGTGGCAAAGGCACTGGTGGGCACGATGTTGGCCAGCGATGGGCTGACCTTGCCAGCGATCTTGTTGATAGCCGTCGTCGCCTTGCCCGCCTGTTCCTTTAGTGTGCCCATGCGCTCCTGCACTTCCGCAGCGGCCCGGGTGGCCCTCCCGTAAGTGGCCACCACCTGGCCGACCTTGGCCTGCGCCGCATCCACTCCGCGCATCACCCGCTGGAGCTTGGCGCCGATTGCCGGCCCCACGAACGGGATGTTTTCCAGTTCGGACGCGGCGCCGGTAATCTCCCGGATCGCACCATTAACCGGGCCAAGCATGCCGTCCGCACTGCGGCGTCCGGATTCGCCGGCTTCGACCAGGTACTTGAGGCCAGTCTGCAACTGCTCCATGTAAGCCATGGGTTCTCCTTACAAGTGGGGTTCATCGAACAACTGGTTCGACGCATTCTGCTTCGCGGCGTCGGCCATCATCCGCTGCATGTACGGCATCAGGTCCTGGGCCAGGCGCTGTGGATCTTTGACGTCGCCTTGCACCGTAACTGGCATGCTCAGGGAGTACTGGAACTGCTGGTCCACTTTGGTGGGTGCCGGTTTCACTGGCTCTTTGGGCTGGATAACCACCGCCGCCGGCTTGATTGGCGCCGGAGTCGCCAGTGCACGGGCGACATCACCCAAGGCTGGGTTGGGTGGCACTGCCGGAGCCGCCATCAGCAGCGCACCGGGCTCGTTCGGCCCATGAAGGGAGCGCTCCATGGTGGCCAAACTGGGCACTACCGACCCCGGCCGAGGCGCCATCAGCAGCGGAGTTGCCGGAGCCGGTGGCGTTTCTCCCTCACCTCCAAACCATGATTTGCCCACTGCCCCGCCCAGTGCGGTGCCGCCCATGCTGCCCAGGTACGCACCGACCAAACCACCAATCGCCGTGCCGATGATGGGTACCACCGAACCGATGGCCGCCCCGGCAGCGGCGCCGGCCATGGTACCCGCCAGCGAACCCGCTGCTGCACCGTAACCCTCGGCTTTTTCATCTTTCGTCTTGGCATTCATATAGGTGTCGACAGCCATGCTTCCGGCCTCCAACAGCGAACCACCTGGGATCACTTTGCCCACCTTGCCGACCTTGCCCACCGTTCCCGCCACTGCCGCCACCTTGGCCATGACCCCACCAGTTGGCGGAAGCGGGACGGGAGGACGCGGCACGGGTACCGGAGGTCGAGGCAATGGCACCGACGCCGGAGGTACAGGCATTGGGGGTCGCGGCAATGTCACCGGCGCTGGACGCACAGGCACTGGAGGTCGTGGCAACGTCACCGGTGCTGGATGCACAGGCACTGGAGGTCGTGGCAACGACACCGGCGCTGGATGCGCAGGCACTGGAGGTCGTGGCAACGACACCGGCGCTGGGCGCACAGGCACCGGAGGTCGTGGCAACGAAACCGGCGCCGGAGGTATAGGCAATGGAACTCGCGGCAATCGCACCGGTGCCGGAGGCACAGGCACAGTCATCGAAGGTCGCGGCACATGTACCGACGCGGGCGCCCTGGGCATAGGTGCTGGCGCTCTCGGTACTGGTGTTGCTGGTCGAGGCGCGGTTACCGACGGACGCGACGGACCTCGCGGCCGTGGCGACGTGGCAGCCCGACGACGCCGCGAGGAATTACTCAGCGCTTTCCGACCCCGGCGCCGATTCTCAAACGCCCCCCCGCCACCGCCGCCCAGATCGGCCGCATTCACCACAAACACCTTACTGACGCTGCCGTCTTCAAGACCGGCTTGCACCTCACCGTCGCCGGCGGCCTCTTTGGCGAGCGACACCACCTTGAGCCCGGTCGTCACCAGATCGAAACCACCGGCCTTCTTGCCATCCTGTCCGTCAGCGGTTTCGCTGTCCTCGGATGTCCCCTTGAAGGCCGCTACGGACTTCAGCCCAGCCTCGACCAGAGCCAAGGCTTTACCCGCCTTGCCCTTGGGCTCTGCTCCCGTGCCGACACTCCTCCCCTCCGACGAGTTGGTGACAAAAACCTTTTGCACCTCACCGGACTTGCCTTTGCCCAATGACCCACGTGCCAAGTTGAACAAGCCCTTGCCGATCTTGAACGAGCTAACCGCCGTCTTCAGCGCGAGCAATCCACCGCCGACCGCCGCAATACCGGTGACCACACCAGGCGAGCTATCCGACAACGCGGTGATTCCCTTAGTAACTTTGGTCAGCGCTTCCGCTACGGTATCCGTCACTGGTCGCAAGGCGTCGCCAACGCTACGCATGGCATCGTCCATCGACTGCGCCATTTCGGCCCACTTCTGTGACGACGATTCGCGCCGCTCGGCCAGGTTTTTGTCGAGGATGCCCGAGGCTTCGCGAGAATCATTTTTCAGCTGGCTGTACAGCGCCTTGTTCTGCAGGTAGGCCGAAAGCGCCGCCTTGACCTGCATGTCAGCGAACAGGTCGCCGGTACGCAAAGCCTCCTCCAGCGACGCCATCATGGCCTTGGCCTTTTCCGGGACCGCCTCCTGACTGATCTTCGACGTCGCTTCGGCCATCAGCGCCGCCCGTTTCGGATCGGTGGCCTGGATGTACTTCTGCGCCAACGCCATGCTCGACTCCAGCGTCGACATGCCGTTTTGCAAACCGGTCTGCATCGAGCCCTTGTAGTCGATGCCAGCCTTTTTGTACGCCTCCACGGTGTCGGTCGAACCGATCTTGCCCATCCAGTTTTTCAGGTTGTTCGCCGCCTCATCGGCACCGCCAGCGGTTTTCATCTGCACCTGGAGCATCGCGCCCAGCTGCGTCACCGCATCCATGCCGGTGATGTTCAGGTTGCCCATGTTCGACAACAGTTCGGGGAACCAGCGGGCCATGTCGACCGCCTCGAAGCTGCCAGCCTGCCCCTGGAAGGCAATGGCTTCGAGCGCCTGCTGCATCTGTTTGGCGTCGGTGATCTTGGCGTTCTGCCCGAGCGCGTTGATCATCTTCGCCGTGTCGGCGCCGTTCGATCCCTGGCCCACGGCAAACTTGGCCGCGACCGGTGCATACTCCAGCGCCTTGGCCAGATCCATCCCGGCCCCGACCAACTGGTTGACCACATCCGCGACGTCATTGCGCGCCATGCCGGTGTCGCGCGAAGTCTCGATGATCTTCTGCGACACCTGCTTTTCTTTCGGATCGTTAGCAATCCCGGCTTTGATCGCGATGTCACGAACAATGGCCCCGAAGTCGGCGCTGACCTTGGTCGCAATACCCACCGTCGCTACCCCGGCGACGGCCTGACCGACCGTGCTTTTCATCCCGGCCTTGCCGGCATCGATCTGCTGGTACCCCTTGGCCTTGAGTTCCGCCTTGTTCGCGGTCTGGCCTAGGGATCGATAGGCCTTTTCCAGTCGACCGACCTCGATGCCCTGTTTCTTCAGGCTGTCGAGGTTGGAATTCAGCCGCCCCAGCAGTTTGGACGCCCCTGCGGCGCCACTGTCGTGGGCCTTTTTCCATTCATCGCGCAGGCGAATGGTGTCGCCAATGGTGCGCTGCAGCACCCGCGCCTTATTGCCTTCTGCTTCCAGGCGCTTGATGCGCCTCGTTACCTCATTGAACGCGGCGCCGACCGTAGGACTGACGGCGCCGCCGATCACCAACCCGAGGGAGAGTTTGTTCGCCATGTCATGGCTCCCCTGTGCAAAGCATTACCGGAAGGGGCTCAATCCGTGAGCCACCACACCATCTCGGAGAACGGCATCGACTGAATCTCTGCGGCGGAAAATCCGGTGTCCGCCGCGAGACGCTTCGCCACCATCTTCATCACCCCCGGATCAAACCCCGTCGTCTTGCTCCAGGCGAAAATAACCGGCCTGCAGGCGGTTGTAGTCCACCACTTTCAGGCCCTCCAGATCGGCGATAGCCGCGCCGGCCAGATCCGCGAACAGCACTAGTTCACGCTGTTCGTCATCACCGCCTGCTGCCCGATCCGCGGCACGCACTTCGCGTACCGTGGGTGAGCGCAGGGTCAGTTTGTCGACCTGCACGCCATTGACCTCGCTCGGACGCGACAGGCTGACCACGGCGTTTTCGGCGGTGACCGACAACCAGGTGGGGAGCGCTTTCGAATAGTCGGCGTGCGGCACCAGGTTCGAATAGGCCGCCTGCAGGCGGCGATAGTCCACCACCTTCAGGCCCTCCAGATCCTTGAGGCCCGCTTCGGCCAGGCTGGCGAACAGCTGCAGCTCGCGCAGTTCGTCATCGTCACCGGCGGCGCGGTCAGCGGCGCGGACTTCGCGCACCAGTGGCGCACGCAGTACGAGCGTATCGACCTTCACCCCATTTACCTCGCTCGGTCGCGAGAGGGTAACCACCGCACGGTCAATGTCGATCGACAGCCAGGCCGGCAGCTTATTTGCAGTTTGCATGGTCATCCGGTTCTATTCCCTTAGAGGCCGAGTGCGGAGCGCACTTCGGCGAGTTGGTCTACGCCGTCGATCACCTGAATACCGGCGATCATGTCGATTTCGTACATCACACGGCCGTCGATTTCGAGCTTGTAGTACACCGGCGCGATGGCGTGTTTGATCTCCGCCGGATCACCGGCTTTCCAATCACCCAGGTCGACCTCTTTCAGCAGCCCGCGCAGGGTCGCCACGACCGCCGTGACCGTACCTTTGTGGCCACGGAAGGCACCACGAAACGACGCGTTGAACGCCGAGCCATCGGCCAGGCCGAAGTGCTTCAGCGATTCGCGGCGCACGCCCTTGGTGACAAAGGTCGCTTCCATCTTTTCCAGGCCCTGGGCCATCTCGATGGAACCGGCCATGCCGCCGGCCCGGTACTCGTCGGTTTTCACCGTCAGCTTGGGCAGGGTCAGGCTCGGCACGTCGCCGGCAAAGTTGACGCCGTCGACGAATAGGTTGGTGTTGAACAGGGTTTGAGGAATCATGCAAAGCGCTCCTTAAGCGTCGAGGACTTCGGTCAGCCACTGGTTGGTGACTTCGATCAGGAAGTTCGGGTTTTCCGCCGGCGGCACGTCGGTGAAGCGGATGCGCCAATACACCTTGCCCTGTTCGATCTGGCTGGCGGTGTTGAGCTCGGTGTCGGCGAACACTTCAAAGTTGATGATGGCGCCAGCGTTTTTCTGATCGCGCATGAACGCATCCAGGCCTTCGGTCACTTCCTTGACGTAGGTCTTGGTGATCGAGCGGTCGACCGCCCATTTGTGCCCTGCCTGGATTGCATCCATGAGGATGTCGCAGGTACGCACGCGGGTGACAAACGACCATTTCGGGTCGCTGGACAGCGTGCGGTTGCCCCACAGGCGATAACCGCCGTCACGAATGATCGTCGCGATGAACGCGTTGTTCAGCAGGTTGGCCCGGCACGTTTCGTCGCCGTCGAGGTATTCGATCGGCCGCTTGGTGCCGGTGATGCCGACAAACTCTTTGTTCGACGGCGACGCCCAGTAGCCGTAGTTGGCATCGGTCCAGGCGAACAACCCAGCGACCCAGGCCGAGCCTGGCGCATCGACTGTCGCACTCTCGATCGTGTCCCAGAACTGCACACCCGGATCGACCATGTAAATGCGCTTGCTGCCGAAGTTCTCGGCATATTCCATCGCCGCTTCGTCGGTGGTGTTCGGGCCATCCACGATAGCGATCGCACGCAGCTTGCCAGCCAAGGCATCCATGGCGGTCGCCACCGCCTGGGTGGCGGAATGCCCCGGAGCAATCAGCAACTTGGGCTGGGCGTTGTGCACGCTCTTGCCGTCGAGCAGCGCCTGCAAGCCGGTCCGCTGGCCGGAGGCCAACACGCCTCCGATGATGGCTGAAGTTTGCAGCGCTTCGTCTTCCAGCTTGGGCACGCCCACCGCGACGATCACCGCCTTGGCGCGCACGTAGATGGCCGCTGCCGCCTTGGCGATCGCCGAGCCCGCACCGAAGGCGGCAATGGCTTCGCGCTCAGACGTGAGTAGCACCAGGTCGCCGGCCATTGCCGTGCCGCCGCCAAGAATGCCCGGGGTGAAGGTGTCGCATAGGCCGATGATCGAGGAAGACGGCAACGAGATCGTGCGCGCCCCCGTCTCGATCAGCGAAGTCGTGACGCCGTGAAAAAAAGAACCACTCATAGTCAATCTCCAGAAACGAAAAAGCCCCGCATGAGCGAGGCTGTGAGGGTTGATCGTGTGTCGCGTATCGGAAAAGAAAACGCCCCGTCAGTGCGGGACGTTTATTGCTCTTGCTCGGCCAGCCAAGGCGGCGCGATCGGGCGATGATCCGCCAAGGGAAACTCAGCGCCTTGAGGCCACTCGCGCAACTGCCGGCGGTAGGCCTGCAAGGCGGTGTATTGCTCGGCCGTGAGGGTGGTCGACAGGCCGCTTTCCACTTCGTCGCGGTGACGCGAGACAACGCCGTCAGACAGCGACAGCTGCAAGTCTCGCCAGATCCGCTCGGCGCTCTCCTGCTCGGCCAGTGTCGCACCCTGGGGGGCCGCCAACATCGGGGCCCCGTGTTCATCCGCCGCGATACGCTGGCCGCCGGCTTGCCCTTCCAGCAGGGCGCGGTGCGCCTCCAGGGTGATTGCCACCCCGCCATTGTCGCTATCGAGGAACAGGAAGCGTTGGTCTTGCTCGATCCACTTGGCCCAGATCATTGGCTCAGGAGGCGCCACCAGCACCTGGGCGCCGTGTTCATCGGCCACGATGATCATCCCGGCGCTGAGCCCTTCCATCAGCGCCGCGTAGTCGGCCTGACTGATTTCTGCGCCGCCGTTGTCGACTTCCGCGAACACAAAGGTCTGATCCTCATCCGACCATTTAACCCATACCGTCATAGCGAAGTTCCTTTGGCAACGTAGTGGCACACCAGCGACGCAATGTTGCAGCGGCCGTTAAAGCCCGAGGGCGTGGGCGTATCGACCCACGCTGACGTGGTGGTGGTCGAGGGATTCAACGGGGTGACAATGACTTCATCCACCCGCCCAAAACCTTGTGGGAAGGTCACTGGCATCGCCGCTCCCGGGGTGACGTTGGAAGTGAATGTGCCCCGGCACTCTTGCTGCCCATTGGGCAGCTTTTGGTAGCCGCTGGCCGCGTTAGATCCGGCGAACATGGCGGAATAGCGCACGGCGATCGTGCCGCCGATCAGGCGCCACTGACCACCGAGGCGGAGAAATTCGGCAGTGTCGCCAAACCCGAGCGCGATGTTGCCGACCACACCGCTCAACGTGCTGAGCGTATCGCCCGCCCCCGGCACCACCGTGACCAAACCCGCCCCCGCATTCGCTACGGTGATGATTGCCGGCGCCGTCGCCGGGATGGTACTGGTCGCCGGCAGCGTGCATCCCATCGCTGACGCACTGGCAAAGCTGGTCAGCCCACCCACCTCGGCCAGTGTCAACACCGTGCTGGCCGTGACCGCCAGGTAGCTGGAATACTGCAGGCCCTGGCGCCGCACGTATTCGGTGGTGGCAAAGGACTTGTCGTTGGAGAACTGCGCCTGCGTAACCCAGTTCGGCCCGGACATGATGCCGGCGTATTTCAGCGCGACCGTGCCGCCGATCAAGCGCCACAAGTTACCAATGCGGACAAATTCGGCGGTGTCCC